TGATGAGTTTAGAGATAATCACGGTAATTATTTAATTAAAACTAATCCAAAATTTGTTAGACCAGCAGAAGTAGATTTACTAATAGGTGACCCTATGAAAGCAAGAGAAAAACTATTATGGAAACCTAAACACGATTTAGATAGTTTAATTGAAGATATGATACAAGCAGACTTAAAGAGATATGGCAAATAAATTAATTTGGACAGACGAAGATAAGTTTTTCATAACAACTTTTAATAAAAGATTGTATAATGATTACGCTCATAAGTTTTTACAAACATATGCTGAAACAAAACAAACAATCAAAATGATTTGTTATGTAGAAGAAGATTATCAATATCCAAATTATACTGGTGTAACTTATGTCAACTTACCACAAGAAATGCCAGAATTAGTTGCGTTTAAAAAAAGACATAAAGATAAGATATGGCATGACGATAGTGACTTCTTACAAAACGCTGTTAGATTTTCTCATAAAGTATTCGCACAATATCATGCAAGTAAATTAGGTAAAAAATTTATGTGGTTAGATGCAGACAATATTTTTATGAAACAGTTTCCTGATAATTACATAGATTCTTTTATACCAGATGATACGTTTACAACTTTTTATGGTAGAGATCATTATACAGAATGTGGTGTAGTGGGATTCAATTGTACGCTAGATGTTAGTAAGAAATTTTTTGATATATATTTAAGTCATTATACAAAAGATACAATATACAATCTACCTAACAAAACAGATTGCCACGCTTTTGATAATACTAGAAAATTGGTTGAAGTGAAAGAAAGAAATAAGAATGATGGTCATGGTGGCCACATCATAGCTAGAGATAAAGAAATAAACCCTTACATAGATCATAAAAAGGGTAAAAGAAAATATAAGGACAATAGTCCAGAATGGGTGAGGCAAACAAATGAAAGCAGGTAAGATATGGGGTCAAACTGAATTGATTCACGCTAATGGCGTATTAGAGTTTCATAGAATAGAATATAAAAAAGATGTTGCGTGTTCTAAACACAAACATGAATTTAAATGGAATGGTTTTTTTGTAGAGTCAGGTAAAATGAAAGTTTTAGTTTGGCAGAAAGATTATGATTTAGTTGATGAGACAATATTAAACCCTGGTGATTTTATGCAAGTTAAACCTGGTGTCTTTCATCAATTCGTAGGACTTGAAGATGGTGTTGCCTTTGAATTATATTGGGCAGAGTTTGACCATAACGATATAAAAAGAGAAAGTGTAGGTCAATTCGTAAACGAGAAGTAATGGCTAGAAAGATTTTAATAATGGGTTTACCTGGTAGTGGAAAAACTACACTTGCTAAAAAACTAGCACCAATGTTTAATGCTGTATGGTTAAATGCTGATAAAGTTAGAGAAGAAGCGAATGATTGGGATTTTTCTGAAATGGGTAGAACCATACAATCTAATAGAATGAAAAGATTAGCACAAGAGGCTATTGATAAAAATAGAAATGTCATAGCAGACTTTGTTTGTCCTACTGAAAATACTAGACGAAACTTTGGTGCTGAATATACCATATGGATGGATACAATTAAAGAAGGTAGGTTTGAAGACACTAATAAAATGTTTGAACCACCTATATTTTATAACTTTAGAGTGACACATAAAGATGCTGATATGTGGGCATTTTTAATTAAACAAGATATACAAAAAAAATTAAGAGGAGTAGGTCCACATGATTAATATTTTTATAGGATATGATAGAAACGAACAGATTGCATACCATGTTCTATCACAAAGTATATTACGAAACGCAACAAGACCAATTAGAATTA